TTTGTTGAACGCTTCGCAGAGTTCCAAACGCTTCTTGTCCCATACCCTCATGGCTCTATCGCCACATCGGGGGCAGGCCGCTGACTTGCCGTCCCATGGGCCCCTGAATAGGGCCGTGGTGACGTACTTGCAGCCATTGCAGGCCACATCGATCAGGTACCTGTTCATCGCTTGAGTTTCTCGTCTGCGAAGCGGAAGGTCGTACGAGGCGCAGCAGGAAGCCGTGTAAGGAGCGAATGGTGCGTACAGGCCTTGCACCATTGGTTGTGTGCGTTCTCCCGTCTAACGAGCCTCTCGTCGGTCTCAGAGCATTCTGGACAGCGATAGTTGTATACGACGTACATGAGTCCTCCTACTGCTGGTTCAGCCGATCCTCTAATCTCAGGATGGCCCGGGTTACGGTTTCCACATTAGCGTCGATCTTGGCGATCTTCTTGTGAGCTTCCGCATCGTCCCGCATGTGCTGCTCGAAGTTCTTGCGGAAGGTCTCAAGGTCCTTCTCGTTACGCGACACCGTGTAATTCGTCTTGCCAACCCAAGCGGCCATTGAGGCCAGCGCGGGCAGCGTGATGTACTTGGTTATCGTCAATAATTCGATCATGACCCGTTCTCCACATCGAGCAGCGGTAGCTCGTCGTTGAGTATATCCAAGGGGTCGCCAGCACGGATAGCGCGATCGACGCCGTTGTCCTTGAGGAACTTGGCGGCTTGCGCGATGAGGGACGCTGGAATTGGAACGGGGTTACCATTCTCATCTGTGGCGGCCTTCGCTATCCGTAGCTGCTCCACGAGTGTGGTTGCGACTAAGTTATGAAGACCGTCCAATAATTGCTCTGAGGCACGTTGGTCGGCCATATCTTTTCCTTTAGATTTCACAGGCTCCACCAGTACAGGCTAATTCCTGACTGCTGGTAGTTGTGTCATGGTTTTCGTGTATGTTGAGGTCAAGGTCTTTGGGACCGTTGGCCACTAAGAAGTTGTATTGTGCCTCCGTGATAACCTCGTACGGCGGCTGCTGGTACGCATGATCGTCCTTGGGGAAGAACGAGATACCAGAGATATCGTCGAAGTTACTGTAGACCCAAGCGGCAACATCGAGCCACTCGTTCTCCTTCACGTAGATTGTGCAGGACGGCTTGTGTTCGCACCAATGCTGATCATAGTGTTTCCATAGGTTCAGCTGCTCGACCGCGGTAAGCGTGCGGCGAGGGTCTTCCACCTTAGGAGAAGCAATGGGGAACGAGAACACGTAGTCCGTTGGGTTGCTTACGGAGACCTCATAGGGAACTCCACCGTCGATAAGGGCTTTGCACAAGGGGTCTTTGACGTCACCCCGGACACGCCGGATGTAGTAATCGGAGTACCGTTGGTGTATGCCAGACGATGAGTTGACAAGCTGAGATACCGTACCGCTCGGCTTCACACAGGTGATGGCCGTGGATACTGGAATGTCAAACAACGCGGAGTACGCTTGGTTGACCTTTATGGCCTCCTCACGCATAGCTTCGAGCCACTTACGGCTCTGCTCCGTGGGCTCGGACAGGATCGGGTGATCCATGATTCCCGTGAGGGAAACACCGAGTAATCTTTCTTCCTCCGTGTTCGCTTGCCATTCGCTGGACAGGTACCGAAAGTTAGTCAACATCGATTGTACTGTTCCGAGTATCGTGGCGAGACGCACCTTCCTCTTTAGCTTAGGCAGGCCGTCGCCGGCGCGGATCACAACCTCTGTGAGATTGCAGAACTGCTGCGGCCGGAGAACGATCTCTGAGCACGGATTCGTGCCGAAGTCGTAGTTGGGGTCTCGTCGCTCGGGTAGCTGCTTGATGCAGGAGTACCGCGAGAAGATTCCCCGCTCGCCGGCCTTGCTGTTGTACAGGCTGACCCACTCGCGAAGGAATATGCCCAGATCAGGCTTCTCCGTGTAGCACACGCTGTTGTTGGCCATGGCTCGCTGAGGGTCTTGATCCCAGAACGCGCCTTCCTTGGCTGTACGCATTCGCTCGTCTGTCACGTTAGACAGCGAGAGTAGCGCGCTCCGCCGGACGCCGCCGCAGACAACCACGTCTGCAACCTTGCAGCACAGATCGTGAACTTCGAGTGACGTAAGGCGCCGCCCACTGGCCCGCTTGAAGATGTTCATGGTGAACATGAACAGCCCATTGAGGGGCTCGGGGCCACTTGCTCGGCCACCAAAGGTTTTGAGTGGGGTGCCTGCAGGCCTGATCTTGGAAAGATCCCATGTGGGTACCTGACCGGAGTACAGGAGAGCTATGAGTTGGCGGTAGGCAGAAGCCCATCCGTCCTTGCTGTCCCTGACTTTGATCACAACGTCAACGTCGTGCATAGACTCAGCAACCTCGGGGAGCTTCTCGATGTACTTTCGTTCCACCGAGAAGCCGACGCCAGTTCCACACATAAGTATGTACAGCATCTCGTCGAGGCGCTTAGGTTTATCGATAGGAGTAAACGCACAGTTGAACCCGGCGACGTTGTCGCGATCTAAGGCTGGCCCTGCGGTCATTAAGGCGCGCATTGAGGGCATTACCTCAAGTTTCTTTATGCTCTCCCCAATGTGCTTGACGTCAGCTGCTGGCAGCCGTTCTTCTCTTGCAAGCACATTGTCAATGAATCTATCAACAGTCTCGTCCCAAGTTTCCCGCCGGTTCTCACTGGGCACATGGCGTGCATAGCGGCTGCGGTGAATATATTGTTGATAGCTATCCATTATCTTTTCTTCTTCCGAGACTTAGTGCCCGTTTGTGCGCGCTCTACGGCGCGATCTACTGAGGATCTACGGCCCATAAAGGCGCGGCGAGCTATGTCTGCGAGGCCGGAGCCAAGCGGTACTGCCCGCGGGTCGGCTTTGGGTTTTGGTTTTGGTTTAGGCTTTCTGTCTGCCATTAGAGTTCCTTATGCGATGTATGTGCCCGAAGCGAGCACGTTTAGTGATACTTTGTGACGAATCTCAATGGTGAGGTTCATTCCCGAAGCTGTGTCTATAAATCTGCTGGTTGCTAAGTCAAGCCAACCAGATCCCATGTCTGTTGAGATTGAGCCGGAGTTTAGAACCCGGCGTATCTCGAATTGATTCAAGTAGGCTCCGTCAGCGTTTGGTATGATCCAATCGGTTCCTGAGTCTATCTGTGTGTATACACCATCGACTGCTTTGTCGATCGTGCCATCGCTGTTAAAGCGGAAACCGTTAGATGCAAAGTATCCGCTTAGAGTAATATCTTCACCGCTTAGAGCGACCGTATAACGAGTGTGTACCAGCTTCCAGCCGACTGGGCCTAATTGATAGACTTCTCGGGCTTCACGCCAAGTACCGCCGGTGTCCTTCATGTGGACCTCAGTGAGCGCCCGCCATGTACCGCCGGAGTCCTTCATATGCATTCCATGATTGCTTGCCATGAAGGACTCCTTTGGTTAATGGTTAATAGCGCAGCCAAATGTCTCCGTTGGAGCCACCTGAGGGTGCTGAGGTTGATAAAGTTACGCCACCAGAGGCGTAGCCCGATGCAGTGTGGTGTAGATATGAACCTTCACCAGCACGTTTGAGCCCATCAGCTATGGTGCTCACAACATTCGTACCAGCGTAGTAGAAGTTATTAGAGTTATCAGGATCAAACGTGGCCAGGGTTATGTTGGTACCAGCATTGTTCTCGCCCCTGATAACAGCTGGGCCACCATGAGCCTCACACTGCCAATAGGTTGCGGTGTCTGTGAACTGAATGTACCCATCGCGACCACCGGACGAGCCGTACCACGCGATGAAGGGAGCCTGATCGACGGTCGACTGTACAGCGATACCCTGCGCCGTGGTAAACAAAGAGATGCTTCCATTGTAGTACAGATTTACCGCAGCGTTGTTCGTGCCGTATACCATCCACTCGTTGTCGGTATCGTTATAGATACCGCAGCCAGTGCCGCCGTTGTCCATAAAGACGTGACGCCCGCCAATCGAGTAGCCAGCCCACGTACCGCTCGGGCCCGCGCCATCTACCTGTACTGAGCCGTAGCTCCCGGTAACTGCCTCGAAGTAGCGACCAACGTCTCCGGCCATGACTACCTTCCTGTCCTGCGTCAGCCGTAGCAGTAGATGCCACGTAGCAGCACTGTCATCATAGAAGTAGTAGTTCCAGTTACCGCCATTGATCTCTTGTAGGTAGCGATCTGCGGGATCAGTGCCATCAGTCTCGTAGAAC